ATTCTAGCTCAGCTGGTAGAGCAGGGCTTTTGTAAAGCTCAGGTCGCAGGTTCAAGTCCTGTGAATGGCTTAGTCTCGGAAAGACTCTAAAAGTGCCCTGGTCGGTGAAGGTCCCCCTTCAATCCCGAAGTCATGGAGAGACTTAAACAACCCTGGTGCGGATGGGATTACTCCCGCCCAGTTTCTTGCTTCTGGTAAAAAGTAAGTGGTGGATCCAAAAGACCCCTTCCGTGTGGTTGATTCCTATTTGCAACTAAACTAAATAGGTGGCGAGCCTGCTCTGGGGGATGACCTCCCCCTCCTCGCACGTATGGCGGAATTGGTAGACGCGCTGGGTTTAGGTTCCAGTGGGGTATCCCGTGAAGGTTCAAGTCCTTTTACGTGCATTAACAACTAAGAGAAAATTATGAACAAATTATTACTTGCTTTGATTTTAGCTGCCGCACCAGTTGCAGCTGCTCCTTCTAAGGGGTACTTTACGATGGATGCTATGGGGTGCATGCTGTTACGAGAATGTACCGAAGATGTTAAACGAGTCAGAAGTATTCAAGATATTAAAAACCATTATCCCGATAGTGATTATAGTAGCGTTGCTGCTGAGTTTAATGACATCATCGAGTCTTTTGATCGGATCGGAGTTGGTGTCTTTTTAGCAGATACAAAATACTTCCCTCCAGGTCATCGTGGAGTCTATCATACAGTAGGAAATAACTTCTTTTTGAATAGTGCATTTATGCATCGTCAGAGCACGCTCATGTCCGTTACAAGACACGAAGGATGGCATGCTGCCCAGGATTGTATGGCTGGGACAATTGATAACAGTTTTATTGCTATTATTAAATCTGAAGAATCTGTTCCTATGTTGTGGAGAACAATGGCAGAACGTACATATCCAAAGTCTGCTGTCCCTTGGGAAGCAGAAGCAGGTTGGGCAGGACGTACTGAAGGTATGACTGCTAAGGCATTGGATGCTTGTGCTACCGGTGAGATGTGGAAAGTTTACGAACCTACACCTAAAACTGGTGAGTGGCTTAGACAAAATGGATACATCGATTGACAAACCCGGATCAATCCCCTATAATATACAAGTCTGAAACGATTCTATGAAAAGTCCTATTGATGGTGAAGATAATACTTACGAATATCATCGTAGGTGTCGCATGGCTGATTCAATTGGTGACTATCTCTCTGATGAGAAAGTAGATGCTCGTCAATGTTACGAAGAAATTTTAGCTGAAGTCGATGAAGTTATTGAATATCATCGAACCTACTTGTCCAAAGCGCAAAGATTTAAAGAATTGATGCTTGGTAATCGAGAGATTGATTTCTTTGATGACAAAGAACTTGCAACCAAGTGGAAATATGATAGAATTCTTTTGAACGAGTGATACGTCACTCTTTTCTGCGGATGTAGTTCAGCGGTAGAACGCTATCCTTCCAAGTTAGATGTCGTCGGTTCGATTCCGATCATCCGCTTCGGAAAACCGTAAAGTTTTCCTGGTATAAATACTTAACCTTGTGTCAATTATGACAGAAGGTAACAAACGGGACAAGTCGAGTCCCTATTCATCTGCGGGTAATCACTCCGCAAGTAACTAAAGGTAATTCAAATGATCAAATCTGTATTCGCAGCGACCGCTGCTCTGTCCATGTCCGCCGGCGCTGCCCTTGCAGGTCCATACGTTAATGTCGAAGCCAACTCTGGTTGGACTGGCGATGACTACAGTGGAACCGCTACTGATTTCCATGTTGGCTATGAAGGTGAACTTGGTGAGCGTGGTTCATACTATGTTCAAGGTGGTGCTACTCTGGTCAGCCCTGACGGTGGTGAGTCTGACACTGTTCCTTCTGGTAAGGCAGGTCTTGGTTTCGCTGTAACTGATGCACTCGGTGCATATGGTGAAGTTTCATTCGTTGGATCTGGTGATGATGACATCGATCGTGGTTATGGCACCAAGTTGGGCCTGAAGTACAACTTCTGATAAGTAGACAAATATATATCTAGATACTAGAATGGGGGTGCGACGGCACCCCTTTTTTAATGCTTATGAAAAAGATTACTTCTGTTCTTACTCATCCAGTTACTACCATCAATTTATTACTAGTAGGTTCTCTGGGGGTGATTCAGTTTGTTCATACTAAAGCACACTACACTTTAGAACAAGATGTGCATGGTCATGTTCACCGAGCACTAAAACAAAATCCAGAACTCGCCCGGTCAGCTTGCTGGGAGTTGGACTAGGTGCTTGACAAAGCTTAACTTTTTATATATAATATGTAAAGTTTCATAACAATACGTAAATGACTGTAACAACCAACGATCAAGGACAAACAAATTTGTGGGCTACCGAACCACGTATGTACATTGACAAGACCGCAGCAGAACGCTATGGTTATGAAACTCATGCTGAAAAAGCGGAGAAACTAAATGGACGCACTGCTATGCTTGGATTTATTGCTGCTATTGTCAGCTATAGTACTACTGGTAGTGTATTCTTTTTTGGTGCGTTCGGATTCTGATACATAGTATTGTATTTTTTGTAATACTATGGTATAGTGTTACAAAGACTTTTACTTAACTACTATGGCTTCATATAAAGTTACTTTTCAAACCAACGACGGAGACCAAACCGTTGAATGTCTAGACGATCAATATCTACTAGACGCAGCTGATGAAGGGGGTCTTGATCTTCCTTATTCCTGTCGTGCAGGTGCTTGTTCTACTTGTGCTGGTAAAATTGTTTCTGGTACAGTAGATCAATCTGACCAATCTTTCCTAGATGATGATCAAATTGAACAGGGATTTGTACTAACTTGTGTTGCATATCCAACCAGTGATGTTACAATTCTAGCGGAACAAGAAGAGGCACTTTATTGATGACGAATCCAAACGCACTTTATGAAGACATGGAAAAACTCAACGCTCTTTATGAAGAACTTTGTTGGGACCATGACGATGAACTAGTCTTTACTCATGACGGTAAAGAAATTATTATTTACAACAAAACAAGAGAAAATGGAACAGAGTCTGATTGATCTTCTTATTAATACAAATTATTCATGGGCAGCAAACCATACGATTGTTGAATTTTTAGCAGGATATGTGTTTGCTGCAGCACTTATTGTAGGTGCTCCAAGTGTTTTTCTCTTGATTGCATTTATGCCTGCACTGATGAACACTAAAGGTGCAGTTGTTGGTTACAAAATTCACCGTGATTATGGTGACACATCTATCTACTCTAAACTAAACTAACAGGAGAAATCAAATGAACGAAACTGCAGAACGTTTTAATGGTTGGGCAGCAATGATCGGAGTAATCGCTGCTATGGGTGCTTATGCAACAACAGGACAAATCATTCCTGGTATCTGGTGATGGGATTCGTAGTAGCAGCATTGCTGGTGCTAATTCCTATTGCAGCAGTAGCAAGAAACTCATGACATATGATTGGACACTATTACAAACTCTAATCTTTATCATCACTCCATTCTTTGTTATGCTCGCTTTAACGAGTGAAAATGATGAAGATGATGGTCCGCCGGATGGTGGTCTTATGACCCCAGCGTACGCACCAACCCCCTCCTAGGGGGATTTTTTTTGCTTGACAACCAGTGGAAAATGGTGTATTATAAATATATTGACGGGTGAGGGTTTCCTCACCATGCATCTTGGAGAACCGGACTAACACTCCTACCGAGACTATCCAAGTAAAATACGTCTCTCATACCTTCTCCTGAGGGTGGAGAAGGAATACTATAACCAGTGTTCCCCGCACTAATACTTAACCCTTTTGTTCAAATGACTACAACTCTTTC